AAGTGTAGAATTACTGGGCGCTACATCAATTCCACAGATCTCACACTGGGGTTCATCAGTTATCATGGATGGAAGATTTGATGATGACCGAGCATATGTTTATACCGTTGGTACTAAAACTCAGAGAACAATTAGTGCAGGTCAGACCAGAGCAATTCTTGCTCTTCGTGTATCACCATCTGTTGATAACAGTATTTCTGGAAACTTTGGAACCAGAGAACTTATCAATAGAATGCAGCTCGTTCTTCGTGCGGTTGATATCTCATCGACTGGTAAATTCTTTGTAGAACTGCTGCTCAATCCAATTCCTGATGCTAATAATACATGGACAAACGTTAGTGGAACCTCACTAGCACAGTATTCTGTTTTGACTGACGCTACTGACTTAATTGGCGGTGAGGTTATCTATGGATTCTACGTTGATACTGGTGTCGATAGTTATGATCTTTCTATGGTAAAGGAAATTTCTAATTGTATTCTTGGTGGTGGAACAAGTAACTATGCCTATACAACGGCACCAAACCCAACTGGTATCTTCCCAGATGGACCAGAAGTTCTTGCTGTTCGTGTAACTAACATCGCTGGTGGTAACAGAACGGTTGATGCTCGCTTCTCTTGGACAGAAGCTCAGGCATAAATAGTAGGTCATATGACATTACGATCATGTTACCTAAGGTTTCCGAAGGAGCAGACCGCGAAGAAAAAAGAGAATGGTTGAGTGATCTAGTTAGAATTGTAATTCTAATTTGGAGCGCAGGTCTGCTTACCGCCTCATATGTGAGGCTCCCATCGGGTCAGAAGATCATGGACTTCGACCCAACTTTCATCGCATCTGTTTTCTCTGGATCCCTAGCTGGATTTGGTATTGCTGCTGCCAAGGCAGGCGCTCCTACTGGCGCTAATGGTTCTGCACCTGCTGCACTTCCAGAGGCACCAATATATGCTGCCAAGAAAGAAGAAGAGAAAACTGAACCAGAAGTTCAACCAGTATGGTCTGAACCAGAACCAACCCCAGAACCTCCTGTAGTTTGGGAAGAGCCTGTTGCTGTTGAAGCACCTGCTGCTGAAGCACCTGCTGAGGAAGAACCCGTTGATCTAGAGGCTCGCATAGAAGCACTAGAAGCAAAGGCAGATGAGGAAAGACCAAACTATTCTAGAGGTGATCTCTGATGGCTAAGTCAGCAAACAAGGGGAAGAAAGGTTCCTCAAAACAAAACCAAGGTAATGCTACTGCGAAGAAAGCAAAGAACGGCGGCAAGAAAAAGTAATGGACTACATTATTTTTGCAATCGTGGGTCTGGTGGAAATCGGACCCAATCTTTGTAGGGTGGATTACATGAGGTACGTTGATGTCCAATCGGTAACTCTACCTTGCGATCTAATCAAAAAGGAGAATATAGATGCAAAAAGTATTTAATGCTCTAGCAGTTGCCTCATTTGTATTGAGTGCATCTGCTGTAGGTGCTGGCGTTTATGCTTACATGAATAGAGAAACTCTAATCGAGCAGGCAAAGCGTGAGATCATCGAAGCAGTTACACCCAAAGGTGTAAAACAAATTACAGAGAAACTACCATTCAAATTATTCTGATGTATATTGCTAAGCGAGAAGGGTTTGCAGGAACCTGGGATTACTTCCAAAATAATGTAAATGACAGTCCAAAATGGACGAAAGATAAATCCAAAGCTGCCGTGTTTGTATCTCAAGACCAAGCGATGAAACATGCCAATCAGAGTGGTCTATATACTATTATTCTGGAGGCAGTAGATGACAACAGCGCCAGCAAAGGACAAACGTAAAGAAGAGAAAGATAACATCTTTGTAGATATTCTCTATAATATTGTGGTTTATATTCCAGTCTTGATTATCTCTTGGGTTGTAGATAAATTTTCAGATTGAGAACTTAGCAGATAATTTTTTCGCAATCTTTTTAGCAGGGGCAAATAGAGGTTTGAATCTCTTTTGCCCCTCTTTTGTAAATTTTTCTGAAATCACATCATCAATAATGATCTTGTTGTCAATCTCATAAAGGGAATTGATTTCAACTTGATCACGAATGTATTGCTCTACATTATCTACTTGATCTACTAGTCGTGTTCCTTCTGCAGAGTATTCAAACACATCAATATGCCCGCCTTCTGCTAGCACATAATGTAGAACGGGTTTGACTTGTTTGATCTTGAGTTTGAATTTCTTTTTGGTTGCTTCCTTGATAAGTGGTTCAGCAGCGTTCTTTAGGGTGTTGAAGACCGTTGTAGCAGCCATGGTGGCAGCGGTAGTCACAACTGCTACAGACCCTGCTGTGGCGACCAGAGAGGGGTCTGGTAGATCGATCTTCAAACCAGCAACCGTAAATGCGGGAGTTATAGGTTCTGCTGGAACCTCTACAACGGGAGTTGTAGGTTGGGGGGTTTGGACTGCTGGTGGCAGTTGAGGGGGAGGGGTAGTGTTAGGTAACTCTCTATTCTTCTGTGCTTCTTCTGCTGCTTGTTTTTCCTTTTCTGCCTTGACTGCAGCATCAAACTCTTCCTGTGTGGGAACATTTACTACAGGATAAGGTATCCTAGTATTGGGAGCATCAATAATAGGAACCTCCAGACCACGAACCACAGGAGATTCAACACCACGAACAACTGGTCTCTCTATAGTGGGAATTACAGATGGACCAGCGATTCGATTGATGTTTGTATTTGGAACCTTGATCGGATTATTTCCGATTAGTGGTATCAAATTAGGATTGTCAATTAGATCCATTTACAACATCCTTCACGTTTGGATACTTGACAACGACATCAGCACAGATTTTATAGTAAGGACTATCAGGATGGAACATGATTCCATTCTTGTATGCCTCACCACACTTTAGTAATCTAACTAACTCAAAGTCTAGACGTGCCTTGTCTGCTTCTGCCTTCTGTCTTTCAATCTCTACGGATGCTCTTGCCTTGCATAGTTCCATTAGACCACCATCTAAAGGAATATTCACTCCAGCAGAGATACCAAAGTTTCCATTACGGGATGTAAATGTTTCTGGATCTTCGCTGCTGTTGTTACTTCCTAGGGCAAATGGTGAGACGCTGAAGGTTGCTCCTTGACAACTAACTCCCGCTCCGTAAGTGTTGAGGGCGTATGGTCCTTGTAATACTTGGACAGCTTGATTAGTAACATTACCTGTAGCGGAAGCACTAGGGCCAGCGATGTTAGTATTAGAAGGAGCGGGAGCACTTTGCGCGAGAACTGGTAATGCTCCACAACTAATTACTGCGTAAAGACAGAAATTGATGTAGTGGTTGATTGAGTTTCTGTTGTGCGATCTATCCATGTTTCTTTAGCCACTCCAGGTCCGAGATAAGTTTCCGAGAACTGGAATGGAGCACCTTGCTCTATGATCGAATATCCAGCACCACGTTGGGGAGTACCAGGGATATTGATGTTTGTTCCAGTTACAGTATATGATTCACCAGTTGTATATTCAACTTGACGAATAGTTTCTATAATTTTTGTAGATGATTCTGTGGTTGCGTTGATTGTGCCCCTAGTAAAATTAGGCACAACACTTTCTGCTAGGGCAGGTGAAGAAGTCCCTAGCAGGATCAAACCTGCTAGGAGATATTTCACTTGAACACACTCAATTCGATGGTTCTTTGTCCTGTAGCAGTAGTGCCAGCACCACCAGCAGTAACGGTAGGAACACCAGTTGTTGATAGAGTACCAGCAAGAGTTCCCTTATCACCACCAGTTTGAGTTACGCTATCTCCATAAAGATTTGGAGTTCCGATAACACCATTAGTAACTGTTTGATCGGTTACAACAGCATCGGCAGCGTTAAAACTCTCACTAAAGGAGAACGCTTGACCAGCAGTATTGATATCGTAGGTTCCAGCACCACCTACACCACCAAAGGATGTAGATTGAATATTGGTTCCTGAAGCGGAGTAAGAAGCACCAATTCGTGTGGATTGAACAGCAGCACCATCAACTTTCAATTGAACGGAATCAGTAATTCTTGATGTAATTTCAGCAGCATTAGTAGGAATAGCAAAGAATAACGAAGAGATTAGGAGTAATCTTTTCATTTTTCTTATTTGGAATGAGACCATATTTATTTATCCTGACAAGGGGCTTGACATGGACCCCTCACATGCTATATACTCCTGTTATAATTCTTTACAAAACTCAAATGACTGTAACATCCAACGAGTATGGACAACAAAATATGTGGGCAAAGGAGCCACAGATGGTTGTTGAAGAGTACCACAACAAGGGTATGCTGACTCCTTATGAGCGCATCGAAATGTATAATGGACGCTGGGCGATGATGGGCGTGGTTTCTGGTTTTATCTCTTATGCCATCACGGGCAAACTGTTTTTTGGCATTTTCTGACAGAGGGCTTGACTATGACCGCCACTTTCTATACAATAGTAAGCGTCGCCTGGTTCGTTCTCCTGGCGGCATCCGTAGAAAAAATTTGCGAGACCTATTGATGGCTACCTTTAACGTTACTCTTCAATCCCCTGACGGCACCGAAAATAGTTTTGAGTGCCCTGATGATCAATATATTCTTGAGGCAGCAGAGGAGGCAGGTATTGATCTCCCCTCTTCCTGTCGCGCTGGTGCTTGCTCTGCTTGTGCTGGTAAGATCCTTTCTGGTACAGTAGATAACGAGGAGCAATCGTTCCTTGATGATGACCAGATTGCTGAAGGTTGGGTGCTCACTTGTGTGGCATATCCTACTAGCGACTGTGTGATCTTGACCGAACAAGAAGAAAACCTGTGATGACAACTGGTGATATGTTAGGGCAACTCAGTATTGCCCTTCAAGAATTGGTAGAGAGTGGTGCTTGGACTAACGGACAAGAATTGGAAGTTAAGATCGCTGGCACCATCAAGAGTGACAAGTTTATTGTCATCAAACCTATCAAAGAAAAACTTATTTGTAAC